GGGGTTATACTAAATTACAAACGCATAGAAGTAAAGAGCGACAGAAGAGCGCACAAAACAGGCAATGTCTTTGTAGAATACGCCAGCCGAGGCAAACCGTCTGGGCTGGCTACTACGCAAGCAGACTATTACTGTTTTGAGGTTAAAGAAACTTTCGTTCTAATAAGCGTTATAAAGCTAAAGCTAATATGCCGCAAGTATTTTAAAACAGAGAGAGACATAACAGGCGGCGACGAAAACACTAGCAAGGGTATACTGTTGCCAGTGCTTGACATGTTAGCCGAGGCTCTGTAATAAGTCCTTAGTTTCAATAAGCGTATAAGTGAAGCGGTTGCCGTGAATGGTGGCCGCTTTTTTTGCTATTAGCATAAACTCGTTAAAATCTGCGACGCGTTTAAATACGGTGCAGCCGTGGCTCCAGTCGTCAACTCGCACAGAGTCGGCCCCAGCTTTGTGTATGTTAATACCGAAAATACCAGTTTCTTTTTTGTCCTCTTGGTAGACGCCGTCGTTACTAAAGTCTCTGTAAACGGTAACGGGTCCGCATTGCTTAAGCGCTTCGTATTTGCCTTGGTGTAAGCCGACATGGTGCGAGCCCCTATACTGGTTAGGAACTAAGCGAGCAGTGCCCTTGCCGTTGTCAACTGTACAGGGCCAAGTCTTTACAAGCCAGACGCCGTCCTTTTTAAAAGCCACAGTAATAAAGTCGTCAAAAGCGTTAGTAACTTTCTTGCCAGTAGCAGAGTTGCGAATACCTATAATATTTAGGTTATAGTCGCCTTGCTCAAAAAACAAATATTTCTTAGCCTCTAGGCTCAGTTTTAACTGTAAATGTGTTGGTGTCATATTATACAAATATAAATAAAAGCAAAGCAACTGCTAGGCCCGTAGTAATACGCTTAAGTTTCTTATAGCGCTCGTCGCGCTTCTGTAATTCGTCTAATAGCTTAGACTGGATTTTGTCCTGTTGGGCTATAACCTCGGCGTCTATTTTGCGGTATTCAATACACAGGGCCAAGTCTTCGCGAGCCTGTGCGCCTTTGAGTAAATAGTAATTACTTGCCGCTACTGTCGAGCTGTCTGTGCATTGCGAGTAAGCGCAAGGTTGTAGCGCAGCCAGTGTCACCAGCAAGGCTAAAATAGAGCGTGTCATATTTTTGTGTTATAACTATTTGTGTGTCGTGCAAGGCTTTGTATTTAAGCCTAATCTGGTAGAGCGTGTCTAGGTCTTTTTCTATTACTCTAATAGCTGGGCCGTGTACTATGCGCTCTGTCTTTGGCACGGCAAACTCTAAGTAAGCCATGCCGCAGAACACCAGCAAAGCAACCAGCAAAATAGTAAGCTTACTCTTGCTCATTCTTTTTGCCGCTGAACTTGTCAATTGAAGTAAAGCCAAGGGTTAAAATTGTAACCCACTCAACAGCCGCCACCAATTCCGCACTGGGTGCAATCTCCTGCGGGCTTAGTGAGTTGTGTGCCATCGTTCCAAACAGAACAAAAGCGCCAATAATCCCTACAAAACGCTTGCTTGAAAGTTGGCCGTTATCGCCTTTGAATATTTCGAGTATTTTTTTCATCGTCCTTGACCGCGATACCTTTTTGCGGGTTTGTTATTCTTTGAATGTACGCCCTTGTTTTTACGCTTGGGCTTTGGTTGCCATTTACCTACGGATGCGCTCGCCTTTGCCATTTTACAACCCGTTTAACTTCATCATATTGTTGAGGCTCAGCGTGTCCATTTCAGCCAGTGCAGTATCAACGCCCATTATCATCATTGTAGTTGCATATTTTTCAGCCTTTAATTCAAACACCTGGGCCTTGGTTGTGGCCTCAACAACGGCCTCTTTGAGCGCTTCCTTTTCCGCTACCTTACTCTCAACCATTGCCTCTCCCATTGCCTTTGCCTCGGCAGTTGCAACAGATGCGGCTTGCAAATTTTTTGTAATTTTACCCAACATCGCCTCGACCTCATCCACTGGCACAGCCTTGGCTTTTTCTGTAGGTACTGCAACGATGCTAACAAATAAACAGGCTGCAAAAATTAGAGTAAAATGCTTCATAGTTTTTTCATTGTATTCATTATGCGAATCTCGGTAATAGCAGCAGCCAGTGCGCTATCAGATTTTTTCAACGCGTAGCTGAGGCGGTCAATCTTAATATCAAGCGCATCTATTTTCTGATTACTCTTTTCAATCTGTTCCTTATAGCCCGCGCGAAGGTCCATATACAAATAACTAACAGCCAAAAGCATACAAAAAGCCACGGCAGCAACAGGATTTTTACGGAATTGGTCAAAGCTAACAGGTAGCGCATTGGGTTTTACTTTCGGTGCCGTCATTGCTGAAAAAATTAAATCGTTACAACTTCAACCTGCGCGGGGTAAATTGAATTTAACGCCGAATAAACCGCATTGATTAAAAGGGTTTCGGCTGCCAATGTTTCGTAATCCGCAACGGTCAACTCAAGCCCTGCAAAAGTGGTGTTAAAATCTTCAATGCCTTGAATCGGGGCTTTGCCTTCTGCCAATGCTTGTGCACTTGCAAAAACAAAGGTTGCGATTTGGGCGGGGATGATTCCGTCTTTTTGACTTTTTACATCGGCGTAACCTTCGGCGATTACTACTACTGAACCCGATGGGATTGATAAACCGCTTGTTAGGTTTACGCTTGTATTGATTTTTATTGCTTTCATATATTTACAAAATTATGCTATTTTTAATGTCCCCGCATCGTTCCAAAGTTGACCGCTCACCAAACCCGCTGAACTTGTTGGCAAACCTCCAAAAATAATTTTACCCGCAGTTGTTTGAATCGCTCTGAAATCAGCCGCAGCCGTTAAAGTTGGGTCTATAAACAAACCTCTTGTAATTCCATTTGCCCCGCCCGTTTGATTTACTGTTGGGTTTATTAAGGCCGTGTTGTATACTGCCGTTCCGCTTGTTGGTCCAAATCTTGAATTTATCACAAAACGCCCTAATGTGCCGCTTGTTCCGCCAGTAGCACCACCTCCATCACTAAAATTGTATGCATACTGTCCCGCTTGAGTGCTGGCTGAGGCACCGAATATAGTTCTAAAAGTTTCAAAAGATATACCGTTTGAGCCACTTGAAATATTTTGAAAATTAGACAATATCAAACTACCTCCCAAAGTAGTAGTCAAATTGTCTTGAACTTGCAACGCAGTCGTCCCCGCACTATTCTGCACCAAAAGCGATGTTGTGGCGGATGTTGAGCCGCTGCCTTTGAAATGAGCGGTTGCACTTGGTGCATTTGTTCCAACGCCTAAACGATTGTTCGTGTCATCCCAAAACAAGTTAGACGCATCACTTGCAAACGCACTACCATTGCTGAACTGAATAGCACCACTTACGCCGCTTGGAGTTGCCGAAATTGCAATATCACCACTACCCAAAAGCGATGTACTGTTAATGGTCTTAATGTTCGTACCACTTACTAAAGTTGGCTGCACTGCAACATCACCAGACCCCAATAAAGAAGTTGAATTTACGGTCTTAATATTCGTACCACTTACAAGCGTTGCTTGTTTGCCATCAATCTGCGTTTGAATGGCCGAGGTTACCCCGTTTAAATATTCAAATTCGGTAGTACTTACAACGCCCGTGCCTATTTTGTTCGCGTTTATTCCCGTTGGCAAATCTGTTTCGTCCAATGAATCGCCAGAAGTTACAAGCCCTTTCGCGTCGTATGTAATCTTTGGCGCCGTGCCCGCTGTGATTGGCGCATTTTCATCCACCTTTGCATTTAACGCGTCTTGCTGCGCAATGCTCACGGGCTTGTTTGCATCGCTGGTATTGTTTACGTTATCCAACGCTAGCGCAGTCTTAAGCGCGTTAGGCGTTACTTTCTTTGTAGTATTTGCTGAAATGTCAACAATAGGCAGAACGTCTACGCTATTGTCAACAGTTACAATCGCGGTTAATTCGCTAATTTTTTGATTAGGCATATCCCAAAATTACAAAACACCTACCGCGCAGCCGTTAACAAAATAAACGCTGGCAATAATATACCACTGGGCGCCGTCGCTTATAATTGTTTTGCTACCGTAAAGTGAATTTATAGTAGTTGCGCTAGAGCCGTTGATATTATAAGACCCGCCGCTTATTGTAACAACGTGGGCACTTGCCGTCTTAATGAAGTAGTATTTTTTGCCCTTGCTCTCGGTGGCATTTGGCAAATTTACTACAACATTGCCGTCGGCAGTGTTACAAATAATAAGCTCGTAGCCGTTTGTAATTGTGTGCGTGCCGTTGGTGTAAACTATAGAGGCGTTGTGCTCTTGCAAGTGCCAAGCTAGGGTAGAGTCGCTGTCAGTGTATTGCAGCATTACTTCCCATCGCGTGTTAAGTGTTGGCTGTGTAGTTGGGGCGCCGTCTGCTTGGTTTACTAGGTATTCTAAAACCCTGTCTTGTACTGCGCTGGTTTCTAGGTTTAACTTTGTAATAGCAAACTCATGATAATTAAGCCTGTCTTTAATTATGCGCTCCCCTGTTCTGGGGTTGTAGTCACCAGTACCGCCGCCAGTTGCAAGCGTGTAGTCTGGTGCGAGTCCAATCCATTCACCGTTCCAACTTTCTGAGCGAGGGTTAAATGTACCGCCGTTAAATAGCCATTTAGTAGAGTCGAAACTTAAAGACTTAATTGCGCTCAAAGTGCCCGCATCGTGCCAAGTCCCTTGTATAACAGTTACAAATTTATTGTAAGCGCCTGCTATTCGCTTGCCTATAATTTCGCCGAGGTCGCCGTGTATACTTGCACTATACCCACTATACCAGTCTGAACTTACTACCCATGAGGTGCCGTTATAAACGTATACAGAGCCAAAGCCGTATAGGCCCTCGTCGTCGTAATAGGCAGGGGCCACTTTAACAAGCTGCGAGTTACCACTAGCCGCGCCAGTTACGCTTACAGTCTGCTTAGTAGTTCTAGAAAAGTCTGGGTCTTCTGCTGTGCTATATGGCTGCGCTGCTGTAATGGTCCCCCAGAAGTTTATAGAGTAGCTCAAGTTGGAGGCCCAGTTATTAGGGGCCACAAAGAAACCCTCTTCAGCTTCTATATAATAGTCGACGTATAGCTGAGTAAAGCCTGTTGGTATTGGAGGCAGTACAAAGTCTAGAGCGTGCGTATTATAAGAGTTTCTGGTATTGGTTACAGTTAACTCTTGCTGCATATAAAGCGCCGTAGTTAGTGGCGTAAAATATGCGTTTAAGTTTGGGCTGTATTGTCTTATACCCGTTGAGCCGTTGGTTACATAAATGCGGTAGTTAAATAAATAACGCTGGTAACGCTTGGCGCTGGAAGTAGACAAAGCTACAAAGCTGTCGTCGAACCATTTACAAAGCATGCGTACCCGCGTAGGCTTGCTCGCTTCTATAGTTTTGTTTACTATGCTTAGCTCTATGCTATTATTGTCTGGCTCTGTGCGTAATACAAAAATAGCGTTTTGCCTGTCTTCGATTACGTCGACTGCTCTAACTGGAGGCTGGTAACTGAGCGATGGCTTGGCTTCCCATTGCGGCCTGTCATTGCTACCTAACGCCACAGCGTGAGCCGTGCTGCCTGTGCTTTGGTAAGTGCCAGCTGCGTTATAAATTCTAGTACTTAAGTTAGTCGCATTATAAGCGTCGTCTGGTAAAATCCAAAAAGAGCCAGACTCTAAAATAATGCGAGCGCCGTATATAGACAGTATTTGTTCTATGGCCTGCTTGCACGTCAATAGGTCTATGTCAGTTGTAACCTCGAAAGGGTCCGTAGTGTTTATAAATTTAACGTCTGAAAAAGGGTCGAAGCTATTGTAAAACGAAAGCACGTTAAAGCGCGTATTAGCCAAGCCTTTGTAGCTGGCCTGCGCAGTGTCGTACATTGTAACGCCGTCACGTAAATAATTTACAGAGCTTAAATAAGTCCAGTAGTCGTCAAGCCCGCAGTATTCTAAACACTTGCGTATAATTTCTAGGCCAGTAGCGTAGCCGTCCGTAAACCAGTCTGGGCTAACATTGAAGCCCTCCATTAAGTTTAGAGAGTCAACAGCTACCAAGTCAAAAACAGGTGCGCCGTTTATGCTCTCTCTTAAATAGTCTGCTTGGTCTGCTACTACCCTACCCACATAAAACAAAGTCCCGCCTCTATAAACAACTATGGCATACTTAGACTCCTCGCTGTTAGCTATTGCTATAAAAGCATTTCTAACAGTGTCGTTAGGCATAAGCCAGTTAGTCGAAATTCTAGAAGGCCTAGTATAATTTTCGTAATAGGTATTGCCTTGGCCTTGTCGCTCAATAGAGAAACCGTTACCAGCAAGCGTTAACTCGGTTCCGCCTGTTGTGCTGCCAGTAGCCCCGTCATAAAGTTCTACCCTATACTCTATATTTTCTATGCTCAAAAAAGAGCCGTAATAAATCCTAGCCACGTCGTGAGTCTTTGTTATACCGTTCTATTACTAGCGCTAAGTCGCGCCCGCTTATTGTTGTGCTAGCCACATAGCCCGCGCTGTCGCCAGTTCCTTTTAGCATGCCCTTAAGTTTATCTAAAGGTGCTATAACTTCTGGGTTATTTCTGGCGTTAGGGTATTCACCCACCAAGCCCAAAGTAGGCCCGCTTACAATACCACCCTCGGCGAAGGCCGTAGGCTCTGGCCCTTTGTTAAGCATCCCTGTTATAATTGCAGAGCCCGCAATAAGCGCGACACCCGCCGCAGCTGCCGCTACTGGGTTCTTTAAAATAAACTCTTTAAAAGCTTTAGACGCTGTGGCCGTTGCTACCAACGCAGAACCGAAAGCCCGCATAAATTTAGCAACTGCTTTAAGCATTGACTTACCAAAGTCCTCAAAGCTACCTACTTGCCCCGACATGATGCCGCCGAGCAAGTCGCCAAAACTGGTTAAGCCTTCAACGGTTAAATTGTTAAAAGCTTGGTTTACTCCCTCCATGGCTTCAGCCATGCGCTCTTGGTACTCTTCGGCGTCTATTGCCTGCCGTAATTCTGAAGCGCGAAGCTCTCGCTCGGCGTCTGTCATTGCTACAGTAGTAGACTTTATAGGCCCGCTAATTGCTTGCGGGTTCAGCTTAGGCGTAGCCTTGTCTATTCCTTGCCTGTCAATAGAGTAATAACTGCTTACTCGCTCTTGGCCCTCCCTTTCTATTTTGGCCTGCTCTTCGTTAAATTTACGCTGCTTTGCTAGGCGTTTGTTATAAGCCTCTTGCTGCTGCCTTAAAGTTTCGGCTGCGCGTTCTGCTTGCTTAGCCGCCTCTTCTGTATTGTAATTGTCGCGCTCAATTTTTAAAACTAATAGGGCTGTCTTGGTGTCGTCAATTATTTTGCCCCAGTTCTCTTTATTGTTTTTGCCAAAGTTGGCGCGAGCCTTTTGTAAAGTTATATTTAAGTTTTGCTCTTGCTTTGCAAAGGCGCCCAGCTTGTCGCCCTTGGCTTCTAGTACTCTTATGTCTCGCTCGTTTGCTGCTATTGTTTTGTCGAGCGTATTATTTAAACCTTTAAGCGCGGCGTCTGCTGGAAAAATTGCGTCCTTTAATTTGTCAAAGTTTGCAACTAACGCACCCAAGCCAGCAATTACAACGCCTATTCCAATACTCATTAAGGCAGTTCTAAAGGCCAGAGTAGCCCCTGTGGCGCCTCCCGTTGCAATAGTATAGACTCTAGTAGCTGCTGTGCTTATACCCATACGGACGGCGCTCTCTGCTTGCAATGCGTTTTGTATTGCTTGCACTCCATTTACTAAAGCTATGGCCCCTTGGAGTTTAACCATAGTTTTTTGTAAGTCTTCGCTTTCTACACCGCTTAAGGCAAGCGCCCCCTCTACGGCACCAAAGGCACCAGCAACAGCTTGCACGCCACCCAGAACAGCATCGAGTCTTCTGGTGTCACTAGAAAAGTAGTTAACCTCGGCTCTAGCGTCTCCTATACTGTCTTTAATTTTACCCGCTTGCTTTACTATGTCATTGGCAGCAGCCGCGAACTCTGGGCCCAATGCCCTCGCCTCCATTGCCAACTGGGTTAACTGCTTTACAGTTGCCATAGTTGGGTTACGGGTTGCAATGCTTGCCAGTTTCTCTTCTATTTTCTTAGCAGCCTCGGCAGTTTCTGCCGTCATTTTATTGCCGCTGCTTTGTATTACTGCGATAGCGTCATTAAGCCCCTTTCTAAGTTTCTCAATGTCTGCGCCAATTACTATATTTAGTGAACGTGCCATGTTATAACTCTATTTTAAATCCGTCTTCTAGTAAAATAAAGTCTCCACTTTCCAATAAAAGTAAATCTGTAGTTACTGGAATTGTGTAGTAATTAATAATAAAGTCCTGCGCTACATGGTAAATTCCAGAAAAGCCCGCCTCGTCGTCTACTAGGTGCACTTCGCTGTCAAATTCTATAGCTTGGCAGTATATGTCATTAAATATATTTGGAAAGCTAGGCGCTTCAAAGGCTGCCCTTACTGCTTCTGAAACTTCGCTAGCGCTCGCAAACGTAGTGCCAAAGCTACTAACTTGCACCCGCGCAAAGTCTGTGCGGCTGTGGCTAGTGTTGGTAGGGCTTGCTATAATGCTAACTAGGTTATAAGAAATAGCTGGGAAAGCTGACTCTTGCGGGATGCGCAAGGGGTTTAAGCGTGTGCTAACTAGGTCAGTAAGCGCCGAGTTATTGCTTAATATGTTGTAGACTATTTTTATAGGTGCGCTCATGCCTTGGCGTCTGGGGTTAATTTGTCAAAGACATGCGAATATAACCTTAAGGCGTCCTCTATACTAATATAGTCTGGCTCTTCCCATGGAAAAGTTAACAAGCGTTTTGGCTCTATGGGTTTCTTTAGGTGCGGGGCCATAGAAGTAGCAACGGCCCAGCGCATTAATTCCCACTGGTTTCTATACTCTTGAGTCTGCGCATTACGCATGCCCTCAAGTTTTAAGCGCCAAAAGCGAGGGGTACATTTTAAAAACTCGCGCTCGCTTAGGTTAAGTTCGCCGTAGCTTATACGCTCAACACTGCGCCAAGTTAGCGGGGCGCTGTCGCCCTTGGCGTTTACTTTCCCTCTGGCTCGTCGGTACTAAAAAAGTCTGTAACGGCTTGCGTAAAGGCGTCGAGCGCAGGGCTCAACTCTGTAAACTTCGTAATAGAGGCGCCTAACTTTTGCACTGTTGCAAACGGCGTCTTTTCTCCTTTGGCCTCGTAGCCCTCAAGTATTCCGTAGAAGGCGCAGCTTAGCGCAAAGTCCATGCTTTTAGCTAAGTCTTTTTGGAGGTTTAAGTCCGCGAAGGTTTCCATACCAGCCAACTGCATAACATTCCGCAGGCTGTTCATGTTAAATAATAAGGGGTGACTAGCACCCCCTATTTTAATTTCTGTGCTCATAGGCACAAATATAAGACAAAAAGTATTAAGGCGATACGGTGCCAATAGTCAAAGCGCCAGTACCTTGCAAGGTTCCTGTAAAAGTTGCTTTGTCGTTATTGGGTGCGCTCAAAGACAAACTACTAAAAAAAGCAGAGCCTGTAAATTTTTCGTCTCCGCTTACATTGGTAGTCATAACAACAGTAACAGAAGTGCCAGCCAAAAGGTCTGTAAGCAAGTCTTTAAAAGACAAGCCGCTAGTACTTACTGAGCTGTCGTTTTCAAAAATGCCCTCAACGTTAAGAGTGTAGCCGTACTCGCCAGCAATAAACTCTTTAGCGCCCGCGCTGTCTTTGTTAGTTACGTCAATCATGTCCTTAGAAATGTCGACGCTGTGGGAGGTCGCGTTAGCGATTTTAGTTAAGGTGCCCGCTACATCCTTGTAGATGCTTATGAGCGTGCCGTTTACTGGTCCAGTAGTTGCCATGGTTATTTATATATTAATTTATTTTTCTTTGCTAAATCGCGTAGTATACCGTCTACGCCTTTAATTATATTCTCTGTCACTTGGGTAGCGTTAGCGTCAACAGCGCGCTGCATAAAACGAACTGGCGCAATGTTACCAGTATAGCGGCCAGTGCTTGACTGTATACGCGCTACCGTTCCATATTCAAACATAGCCCCCAAATAACTATTATAGTACTCTTTACGCAAACCTATTAAAGCTTTGTCTAGGTTGCTGCTGTCTTTGCTTTTAATAAACCCAATAGAGTCGCGCAAGTCCCCAGTGTCAGAAGGCACCAAACTTTTAGCAGTCGCTATAATTGGCTCGCTGTTTTTTTGTATAACGTCTTGCAACTTGGGGCTTTTAATTTCTACCCCCATAGCATGCAAAGACTGTAATACTTCGGCCATATTTTCTAACTGCTCTTTTGCCATTATTGGGTTAATTCGGTTTGCAATTTCAAATATAAGTTGCGCTGTAAATTGGCTATGTTAACAATGTTATGCGTGCCGCTGTCGTCTACTACTCTATGCTTCACACCTACGGCAGAATTATAGCGAATGGTATAAAACACAATTTGTTTATGTTCTCTTCGGTCCGCGTTTACATTCTCGCTGCCGCTGTCCTGCTCTACGCGCTGGGCCCATGCCGTAGCGTACTCGGTCCAAGTTTGCAGCTTCTCCCCCGTATTGGTGTCTATTGTTTCCGTGTAGCTTTGCAAACTTACTAGCACGTCCATTAAGCCCGCGTTCATTATACTAGTATTTGTATTTTGTAAGCGTCTAACAAGTAGTGAAACCCGTAGCTCATTTCGCTAGAAATAGTGCCCGTAATAATTGCCTGCCTATTGTCGTAGTATTGAGCCACCAACAAAAGCGCAGCGTGCTTAATAGTCGCTGGGAAAATTGTGTCTGGCTCTACGCTTGTCGTGCCAACTGGGTTAAAGCCCTCTGTAATTTCAACAATATATTTTATACTGTCGTCAGTTACTTGCGTTGGTGCGGTTTCTATAAATACGTTACGGCTAAATAACCCCATAGGCTCTGGGCTCGCTATCCAGTCGGCCGCGTCGTAAGCAGTCACCGCGTTAGACTCGTTAACATAGTACACACCACCAACAGCTAAGCAGCGCGTATTTAAGCGCAAGTAATTGCCGCTTGGTATGTTGGTGCCGTTAAGAGGGTTAACTAACGCTGGCTGGCCTGTAAAGCCGTCAAAGCCATAGCGTGCCGTCGCCTTTCTAATTGAGTAGCCTAAGTAATTACTGCAAGCCTCAATAGCCATAGCAATAAGCCCACTAATATACGAGTCGTCCGAGCTAGCGGTAACTCTTAAATGAGTCTTAGCGTCGGCCAAACTTAAGTAGTCTGTGGCTGCGTTTGTGTAGGCGGTATAATGTCTTGAGACTAACATAATTTTTTACTCAGCGTCTAGCTCAGTTTCTGGGTTTACTGGTTTTACTTTTTTGCTAGTCTTGCTAGGGGTAAGCGCTAAAATTTCTTCTGCCATTCCAGCCTCTATTAAAAGCATGGCCTGCTTAGTTTCCATAATAGCCTCGTCTCCAGCGTTATAGCTGAGGTTGAATTTTCCTGTTGGGTTTGCAATAAACTTAATCTTCATTTAGCCCAAGGGCCGTGCACTCAAGACGGCCCTTAGCACTTGGAACTTTTACGACCCCAAGCGGTCAAGCTATTAGGCTACGATGTCCTTACAAACTGCGAAAGCAGTAGGCTGCAACAAATTGCAATCCATGTAAGCGTTAAGCACAACGTTAGTCAAGCCAGCAGTAGCGCCAGAATATGGGTCTACTGTGAGTTCTAATCCGCCAAAAGAGGCAATCGCCATCTTCGAGAAGTCGCCAAAAATCATAGCAGACAAGGTGCTAGAAGTACCTTTAGACAAGTTAGAAGGCACCAAAGTTGAAGTAGCTACAGGGTAGCCGTTCAAGTCCATACCGCCAGCAGGCCAAATGAAGTTACCCTCTACACCAGAAGACTGTCTAGGAATAGTTTGCAAAGCAGCTTTAACTTTAGGGTTAGTCAAGTAAGCAACGCCCTCCCCGTTAGCATTTTCTACCGCCTTCATCAAGTTCACAACGTCAGCCCATACAGGCGCAATTCCGTTAGCGTTAGTGCTGTTAGAACTTGCACCACCAGCAAAAGTTACGTTAACCGCGCTGTTAGCAATAATACCCACAGGCTCGTTAGAACCACCGCCTTTAATAGCAGCAGTTTCCAAAGATTGAGCCATTGCATTAAGCAACCAGTTACGAACGTAAGCGTCAATAGAGTTGCTAGACTGTAACAACAATTGATTTGAAACTTGAATGTAAGCGGCCAAACGCTTAGGGCTGAAAGTCACTTTAGAGAAAGCGGGGCTCTTTTCAGTAGCTGAGCCGTTTTCAGTATTCCATCCAGCAGAAGGCACAGTGCTTGCAGTTGGCATGTCCAAGTTACCCACCAAGCCAGACAACTGCTGCACACCCAAACCGCGCAAAACAGTCTTAGGCAACAATACGTCAATAATAGAGCCTACGTTAGTCTGAACGTTAACGCCACCTTCAGAGCCAGAAGTTCCGCCAGTAACTGACATGTCACGTTTGAAAACTTCAGAAGGGATTTTAATTGAGTGAGCAGAAACAGAAACTCCAGAGCGCTGGAACTCGTCGCCACCAATTTTTGAAAATTCGCCCTCAACACCTTCGCGGCGTCCAGTAACGGCCATTTCAATAGCGCGCTTAAAGCTATACTCTTTAGCCATTTCGCTCTTTTCTTTTTCCTCGCTGCGGCTAGCAACGTGGCCAGCGGCTTGAGCTGCCAAGTTTTGCAACTTCTCGAGGGTTTCAACTTCAGCTTTAATAGCACCAAGGCGAGCCTCGATTTCAGCCAAGCGGTTAGTTTCAGAGTCAGCCATAGAGCGAGCCTCTTTTTCAATCACAGTTTGCAGAGTAGACAACTCGCCCAACAGGCGGCCGCGCTCTTCTTTCAATGCTTTAATTTTATTCATGGTTTTTGTTTTTTGTTTTATAAGTTTTGGTAACGCAATAAGGCCAAGCGCAAAACGTCCGCAGAAGCTTGGCTTCTCTTAGCCGCTTCTATTTCCTGCTCTTCGTCGCGCATAGCTGCAATGCTGCGAGCGTCGGCTTCAGTGTCGGCGTAAGCTGGGTAAGTTACTGGGCTAACGTCGTATAGGTCCTCGATTACAGTAATAACTCGCTTGCCCATATTGCCGTACTTTTCCGAGGTAGTCCAAGACTGCTCTTTAATAGTAAAGGCGAAGCTGCTCTGTGTAATGTCGCCGCGCATGATAGAGCGAACTACTGACATGTGGGTAGGGTTCTCATAGTCGGGTACCCAAGTATACTCTAAATTGCCGTCAGCATTTACAAACACTTTGCAGGTGTCTGCTTTGGTGCGGCCCAGTATTAACTCGGCTTCGTGATTAAACAAGCAGCGAATGTCATACTCTTTGCTTAAAGCGTAGTCAAAAGCCCCAGCGTTTATAACTTCCTCGAAATAACCTAAGTCGGTCACTGAGTTAATAACAGCAGCAATGCCACCAATTTCTTTAGGCATGTTCTCACCGTCTGCTCTTGCTATTACGGTGCCTGTAAAGGTTCGCTTCTCTTGTTTCATTAGATTACTTCTGTGTTATTAGTTCCCTCTGGGTTGTTGTTTTTGTCGGCGGTGCTCATTAGTTGCGCAATCTTGGCGTCCATGTATTCGTTAATTTTACTGGACGGCATTAAGTTACTTTCTATTAGGTACTCGTCGCCACCGTCGAAGCCGTTAGCGTCTTCAAACATGCGGGCTTCATTACGCGAGAGCCAGCCGCCGCGGATGCCTTTGTTATAATAGTCTGCTCGCTCATTGGCGGAGGCCCTCAATAGTGAGTTAAAGTTAAATTTAAAATAATATGTAAGCTTGTCGTTTTCTGTTAAAAGCTTGCGGGCAAGTTCCTGCTCTATGTTAATAGCATAAGACGCCAAGGTGCGGGCGTAAAAGTCTTGGTACTCTTGCTCGACGCTAGACTTAATACCGTCTTTGGCCCCAATCATGGAAGCGGGCACCCCGAAAATACGGGCGATTTCCTCAGCAGAAAACTTACGAGTTTCTAAATACTGCGCCTCCTCTGGGCTAAGGCTGAGCTTCTCCATTTTAATACCATTCGGCAAAACAGTAGAACGGCTCGCCCCGTCTATAACGTCGTCTAAACTTTTCTTTAAAGGTACCGCTTGCTCTGGCTTAATTTGCGCGTCACTGGTAAGCAAAAACTTAAGCACTCCGTTTTTATAAACGCCTGCGCTTTGGCTAATGGCCGCCAAGTCAATACCTAAAGTTTCAGCGTGCACCACAATAGGAGAAAGCCCTACTAGTGGGTCATCGCCACAAAGCCCTTTAAAGTGCAGCATGTCGGCAGCTGGCACAATATTAGGAAACCCTTTTAAGTTAATTTTGTAGAACAGTTGCCCGTCCTGCATTACTGGCGTAACATAGTCTGGCGCAATAGGGTGTAACTCAATACCAAGGTAACGGCCGTCTCTGTTAATAAACGCGTAGGCGTTACCCTTAAGCGCCAAGTGGCTCACCATGTATTTAGTAAAATCGTATTTAGTTTGGTAAGCGTTAGGCTCGTTTACTAGCGCCGTAGCGTAGTGTATAGTAACCTGCTCTCTATTGGTGCCGTCGTCCTTGTAAAGTTTCAAAGACAAGCCCGCTATACCGTCAGCAATAACTCTAACGCACGCGTGCACGCTGGCTATACTTAAAGCCGTTCTGTCGTTAACAGCTTGGCCGCTTTTAGTCTGGTAGCCAAAAACATTGTTTAAGGTATTAATAAACCAGTCCGCAGGCTGAGACAAACCGCTTCGCTTTTCTTTTCTAGGCTGCCAGAATTTTAAATTCATTGGGCGCAAATTACAACGGGCTTAAATTTGTTGTGTTAACATTGTTATTTATTCCTGCCTTGGGATAGCCAACGGCTAAGGGCTGCGCGAAATACGTCGTAATTTTTATACCGCCTTACGCCAAACTTGCCGAAATACTTTTCCTCGGTTGCGTTGTAGGCGTCCTCGTAGGTCCTGTACTTAGGCAAGTTGTTATAATACTCTTGCATATAATCGTCTAAAAATTTCATAAGCTTACAAACCAAAAATCTGAGGGCGCGCCTTTTGCAGCTTCTTGCATGCAAGTACCTAACGCCATTACTATACTTACGGGGCCGTCGACTTTGTCGCCGCTTTTAGCCTTGTTAATTTTAATATTGCCTGCTGGGTCTGTTGCCAGTAATACATTGCCCATCATCCAGCGGGTAACTGGGTTGCCACCATGTCTTAGCACTCTGTCTTTAACCAGTCGCTCTAGCTCTTTAGTCGGGGCGCTCATAGAGACAAATCCCTGTCCAAACGGGTAGAGGCTTAGCCCTTCGTTTTGCAATTCAATAACTAGCTGTGAAGAGTTAAAGCGGTCAAAAGCAATGTCTTGAATGTCGTAGCGCTCGGCGAGTTGTATTATACGAGCCTTTATAAAAGAGTAGTCTGTAACGTTACCCTCAGTTAATTCTATAAAGCCGTCGGCTGCCCACTGGCGAATAGACTGGCCCGCAGCGTCTTTGCGTTTGTAGGCCGCCTCTGATGGTAGCCAGTAGTAAGTACGCACAGCATGCAAGTTTGGAAAGTACAAACTGAACGCGCAAAAGTCGCCCGTGCTTGCTAAGTCCAAGCCACCGTAGCAGGCCTCGCCGTCTAGCTCGTCGTCTTGACTGCACTCATTCCAGACGCTGTCATTAATCCAAGTCTGTGCAGTGTCAGTCCAAACATTAAGTAACTTAGTTTTAAACTCTACTTCCTTATGTACAAACTCTTTGGCCTCAGTAAGTGCTTGCTCTAATTGGCGAGGGTATACTGAAATACCCCAGTTAGGATTAGCCTTGGCCCATGTCTTTGAGTCGGTCCAGTCGTCGCCTTCGTCCAAAGTATAAATAACAGAAAAAAGGGCGTCGTCTTTTATACCTCCGTTTAAAACGGCTGCACAATATTGGCGGTGCTTATAGCAGGGCGCCTCACGATTAAAGCCTGCCGTCGTAATGGTAAATAAAAGCGGCTGGCGTCTAGCCCCC